GGTCGGGTTAGCCGCAATGTTAGAGAATTGAATCGAGAACGGGAACTCAGTAGTAGCACCTGGGTCGCCGGTGATGTCTGCGCCATTGTTCGTGCTGACAGAGTTAGCCAGATAGGTGGCTGGGAGTGTCAGAGGCAATGTGCCACCACTGGTGAGTGCGAAAGTCAACGCCTGCGAGTTGGTGGTGCCCTCGATGGTGAGAGTTGTTACACCGTCTTTGCTCACGGCTGCTGCGCTCTGAATGTTTACAAACTCCGGCTTTCCAGCCTGAATGACGGTGCGGGCCACGTCGCTGACACCCGATGCCTTGAAGGTCATTGTGGTCTGACGCGGTGAACGTCCCGTGTTGTCGGCACCCGCCGTCACGTTGACGGTATCGTTGCCGCTTCCTGATGTCTTGCTCGGTACGAGCCATTGTGCGTATGCCATAAATCTTAATTTATTTAGTTATTACTTGATTAGCCATTCCAAACCTCTTGTGGCCGTCACGGTGTAGTCGATACCATACTGAGGCACGAGCCATACCAACTGCTGCGGCTCAACGGGCGATACATCCAGATATAGGTGCAAGTCCGACTGATCGGTGGGCTCGGCCTTAGACTTGATGCCCGTCGGCAAAGCGTAAGCCACGGCCATCAGTCCGCCTGTGGTCGTAGCCTGTGCCCTCACTGAGCCTCGTATCACCTTTGCTATTGCCTTCATCGCTTATCCTTTTACCGTTACGTGCGGGTTTATCTTCACCACCTCTTTGCGGTAGCCGCTGGGATAGTCGGAGTCTGGGATATCTACCGTCAGCTTGCAGAGATAGCGACCAATGCCAAGGTCTGTCGAATCTACGAGCACCACATAAGTGCCGTAAATAGTCAGGATGCAGTCGGCCTTCTGATAGGTTTTGGTCTTATCCTTTTCATCGTTGTTGTACACCACCACCGTGAAGTCCACATCCTGCATCTTCAACTCATCGGGCAGCTCTGCCTCTACGAGTATCTTCAACTGCGAGCCGAGTGTGAACACCTCCTGCGGCACGGTGTCTACATCGCCGTAAGCATGGCGGATGTATGGGGCCACGAGGGTGTCGAAGGCTCCCGTGTTGTGCAACTGTGTGATCACATCGGTGGTACGGTTCTGATAACTCAGGTCGACCAGCATCATCGAGGCTTGCTGCACGGGCATGGGTATTTTCCCATATTCGTCCATCACCTCGTCATACGTCTTCCCCAATACGTTCAGCACCGTGTCCTCGGCTGCTTCGCCGTACTTTTCCAACAGGCCGTCTTCGTCAGTGAAACCTGGCTCGATACGGCACTGCTTCTTAATCCATTCAAGTGTTAGCCATTTCATTGATTCTTTGCTTTTATCGTTCGTCTTTACATATCCGCGATAAAAGCCGTATAGGTTTACTTGTGCTTTTCAGAGTATAAAAAAAAGACCCGCCGCTGCGAGTCTGGAAAAAACTTAATTATTCACTTCAAAACAAATGTTATAAACATGTTATGTAAAGGTTATGGATCGACATCACGTCGAAGGAAATAAAAAATAAATAGGTAAAAAACTAACCATATATGAAAAAACATCTATTTCTTCACCAGATTTTCGATCACCTGCTTGCGGTTCTTGCCGAAGTCTGGATAGACGTAGGACACATGCACCCAGTAGACACTGCCCGAATGCTCCCAGATGAGCTGGTCGAAGGTCAGGTGCTTGCGGATGTACTCAAACACGGTGCGCCCGAACGCCATGTCACCCTCAATGTTGATGTCAGCCGCCTGACCCTTCATGTGCTGCGAATACTTTACACCGCCCACCTTCTTGTTCAACGCCTCGCAGCGATAGCCGCTGCTGATCTTGATAGGTCGCTTCATCGCCACCCGCAAAGGCTCCAACACGTAGGCACAGAGATACACAAGGTTGATCAAGTGCTGCGTGCCAGGACGGTTGTCGATGCCGTATTTCTTGGCGGTCTCCGAGGCCGTCAGTTCCTCCACCGTAAAGTGCATGGATATGTTGGTATTCATCTTCTCTCAGTCTTCGTTTGTTGGTTCGATATCATGTTGCTTCTTGCCCTTCTTGCCGGGCTTAACGGTGCCTTCGTCGGAGATTATCACGGGCACGCACTTGGCGCAGTCGGGGGCCAGTCCGCACATGAAAGGGCGCGACGACTCGGCGATGCGGGTGTTCCTTGCGATGTCGCTCTTCATCTTCTCACGCTCACGGATGGTGCTCTGTTTGAACTCATAGAAGTCCTTGCCCAGTTTCTCCAACTCGTCGCGCATCTCCACGTAGCCCTTCTTATAGTGGTCGCGGTCTTCGCGCAACTCAGCTATGAGCCGGTGGTTGTCTTCCACCTCCTTGTTCTTGTCTTCCAGCATCTCCTGATAGGTGTCCTGCACCTTCTGCGCCATCTCTATCTCCGCAGCCTTGGCCTGCGCCTCCTTCTCCTTGGCCTCCGCAGCCGCTTGGTCGGCTTCCGCCTTCGCCTTGCGACTCATCCACCGCCAAGTGAAAAAGCAGCCACCACCACCACCGATGAACAGTCCTATCAGACTGATGATTGCTTCCAATGTTATCTCCATTTGTTTACGATATTGATTTCTTTTATCATTGCAAACAAATATGTTTTGGGTTTACTTATAGCCGGAACAATTTCTTTAACCAGAAGGCCAAGGCCACAATCGCAGCCATTATCGACAACAATCCAATCATCATCAATCCCTTCTGCGTTTTTGATATCTTTGCAGGAACTTCCACTTTTACCTCGTATGGTACCGGCACGGTGTCAGTCTTGGCAATGTAGGTAGTGTCTACGCGCAGTTTCTCGATATACTTGGTGTGCCATTTCTCGATCTTGATGGTGTCGTTCTTTGCCTCCACACGGATAGAGTCATGCAGCCAAATTGAATCGCGCTGCAACTGTGTGAAGTAGATGGAATCGTGATGCACCTCCTTTTCAATCACCGGCACATACTCGATACTTTTACAGCTACACATCAGCAGTGCCAACACAGCCACCGCTGCCAACATTCCCAAAGGGATATGCCAAAAATTCAAGTTTTTCTGTTTCATTGTCGTAACGTTTTGGGTTATTACTATACCGTCGAAAACGCGGCTGCGGTTTACTTACAACTCGCAGCCAAAGTCGCGCAGCTTCGATTTCAACCGCACCACTTCATTTTCGAGGTCTTGCATCTTGTCTTTCAGTTCTTCTACGATGGTGCCATCATCCTGCCAGTGCACGGCTTGTGCATCGTTTGCATATATCACCGTCTCAACGTTCTCAATGGCATCAAGACTACCATCCAACCGCGTGATCCATACCTTGGAATGTTCTTTGTCATGGCACACCTTCTGTGTGATCTTCTCGTTCACGAAGTGTGTGCCAACTTTTGTTACAACTAATATCATACCTTTTGTTTTCAGTCAAAATCCACTATGTCACACATACGGTTTCCCCGCTTTCTTCTTTGGAGTGGCGATGCAATCAGCATCAAATATCGCCGTGCGGTCTTCGCTGCTGAGTTTGTAGCCGCGACTTTCCAACTCCTTTGCGAGCCGCTTGGTCAGGGCCACCAACTCAATGAATCTGCCACGCATAAAGAAATTGTAGTGCGCCATCTGCGAGTTCTTTTCTGCCAGTTTTTTCATCTTACTACGCATCTTTTTCTGTGTATCATACATGCGCCGGTAGTCGGCCACGATCCAAAACACGTTCGTATCTTCAGGCAATAGCGGTGGCTCCACATACGCCTGACCATCTTCATCGAATAACATAGCTTTTAGTTTTAGTTCTTTCTTCGTTGTCAAACATAATCTTACTTACTTATCTGCGTTTCCGCTTGGTCATACAATATCAGCCCTGAGAGCAGCATCTGCACGGGGTCAACCTTGGTGCCGGCACCGTCGTCGCGCTTCACGGGTTTCACGTTGCCCATACCGTCGTTGCTCTCCTGGAGGGTGCAGCAGCCGAAACAGTATGGCCAGAGGGGATTCATCGAGAGGTGAATCATGGGGTCGGGCACCTGATGGCCCATGCCGTCATCATGCGACCGCTTCACCATATAGTCAAACTCGCTGACGGCAGGGTTGTACGTTGCGAAGTTCTGGCGCACGGGCTGGATGATCTGCTTGGGGTCGAGTCCGATGTCAAACACCCACTGGCTCATGGCATTCACCACCACCTTGGCGTTATATGGGTCGTAGCCGAAGGCACCGAAGTTTACACCCTTCTCGTCCAACTCGATGATGCGGTTCACAGGCCAACTTGGGTCAAACGTCTTGCCGGGCACGATGGTGAGCCACCCGTCGCGTGCCCACCGTCTGAGCAGTTCGCGGATGGGGCTGTCGTTCACGGCTTCCTCACTCATATACACGTCCATGTCGCCAAAGAACTCGTTGGTGCGGGTATTGTAGCACAGGAATGCCGCACCGTTCAAGTCATCGCCACGGCTGAAGTCCATACCCGCGAAGACAATCCATCCATCCGAGTCGATGCAGTCGTCGATGCGTCGGTCTGTCTGTAGCGGCCTGATGTCTTCAGACTTCAGCCAGTCTTTCACCCTGCCCTGCTGCCACATATTAAAGTCCTTCGTCAGCACCTCCTGCTTGGTGTCCTCGGTGCCCGTGGCGGCTTCGTGCAGTCGCTCGCGGTAGTAGGTCGGCTGTACGGTGGTGCCTATCGAGCGGTTCACTTTCTTGAACAGTTCGGGGTCGTCGAGCTTCGTCAGGTCGTCGGTCAGTTCCCACTTGTCGAGCTGCAAGAGGAAGGCGCACCAGTAGTCGTCGGAGGTGCGGATGCGCGAGCCGAGGGGGTACTGCATCTCGCTCATCAGCGATGCTTCCACCTGCTCAATCTTGGTCTTGTACGGGCCTTCTTTGATGCGGCCTGCCGTGGTGGTGTGGAGCAGCAGCTTTTCACGACGCGGACCGGTTGAGCCCCAACAGGTATCGACTGCCGCCTGCATGTCGGAGTGGGCGTTCACGTAGCCCGCCTGTCCGTGCTCGTCGGCATGTACGACCGAGGCGTAGAGTCCGTCCTTCGAGGTCTTGCCCGCCGCCATGCACTTGATTTCGCCCTTCATCGGGTGTCCCGGTTGCCAGTTCAGTCCGTTGCGGGTCATGCGAAAGTACTTGCCGCCCA